CGGCAGCTAATAGTCGGATACACCGAAGGGGCTGAACCTCTTATCATCATTGACTCAAGAAAGTTTACGTCCACCCCGTGGGTGGTTCAACTGACGAATCTAGATTCGAGGACCAAGGCGGCAAAGCCATGGCGACCACCCAAACAGGGTACTTGTCAGACATGTTGCGTTTAAAACATGCCCCGACCTCCGAAGAGGAATTAAACTTGAAAAGTGGGGGGGTTGAACTGCACAGCTGGAGCTCCGACCAAATACCCGAAGGTGAAGTCGTCTCCTGCCGCAGTCTTCACCATGACATTTTGCAAGGGGGTGGTGAAGCGCTGCTGCGCCGCACCTGTGGCCGCATTCCCCCAGAATTGGGAAGCGGACATGTGTGGATTCATACCACGAGTAACAGTTAGGCCCTTTCGGTTGTTAACTTGACCGTAGGTCGTGCTCCCTGATGAAAGAGAGTTCACCACGGCAAAGGGCGTGACATTATAAAAGGGCACCTCAACCTCCATCACTCCGTTCAGATCCATCCTAACCGTGTGAGTAAGAGCGCTAGGAGCGAAGTTTCCAACCCCTGTGGAGGCGGTGGGATAACCTGGAGCACTGCTAGTACTAATGTTAGAGATGGCAGCCGTCAACATTTTCCTGGGTTGTTCGTAAGATGTCACAGCATTGGCGGTGACAGCAGTGCCATTGTAAACTGGAAACAATGCGGGAGTGGTATCGATTCCTTGGAAAAACTTGTATCGTCGGGATCCAGTATAAAATCTATAAAGCTGGGAAATGAGATTTAACAAGTTGACGGGCTGACTGTCCCCCACATTTAGAGGCGTTCCAGGAGAGAGAGACGCTGAAGATGACACTGTGGCGTTTATCAGATCTGTTGTTTGAGCTGTGGTGATGGTGGCTGCATTAGCCAAACGTCTCCCAAAATTGGCGGTATCAAAACTGATGCTCTGGACTGAGAAGCCCGTATCAGTGAACCCAGAGCTGTTAGGCACAATCGCAATAGTCGATCCGGACGCCCAGAATGACATGGGCCATAGGAAAGCAACGTCAACGAAACGTCGGGTTAGCTGCCTCAGGTTGAGAATTTCTTCACCAATCGAGAGTTGTTCACCCTCACCTTTAGACCACCTGGTGTGGAACATTGGAACTGCGGCGTTTCCACCTTCCTGCTGCTCCACCTCTTGGGTCTCACCATGGACCTGAGCGACGGGGCAGATATTGTTGGTCGTGGGAACCGCAAAGCGCATGTCCTTACCCGCTGACATTCCAACGAGAATCTCGACCGTGGAAGCCACATTGTCACTCACAATGAGAAGAGGATTGAGTACTGTGATCTCAAAGTAGCCCATAGATTCCGCATTGGGCACCCAAACGCCTGAGGCGTTCTTCATGACTGCAGTCGAACTCCACGTTTGGTTGTTATTGTAAGGGATGGCCACGGATGTTTCCGAAGATTCCGCAAGATCCAGGACAACATTGTAGGCATTTTCTGGCACGGCATTCGCTAGATCAGCAAGCAACACTCCAGGGTAATACGTTAGCCTCAATCGGCCTGAGTGGAAAGCTGTTTTGACCACGGAGATGCGATACTCCATCGAGCCAGACCAATACTCAAACAATGACGCCACGTAAGCGCAGAGCGTAGGAGCTCTGCTGTTCTGTGCGGTAGGCGCTCCCATGTAGGAGGGGGTCACTGGCCACCTTTTAAGCACTGCACCGACGGCATCAGATGTCTTCCACAGGATATTACCGGAATCCGTGCTAGTGATTCCCAGAGGTCTGGTTGGGAACAGAAGGCACGATCGCGACACAATGTAGGAGATGTCCATCTCATCTTGGTCCGTAGAAAACAAAGCCTTTGGGACGGGAAGAGAGTTAGAAGCAGTCGCGGCCAACTTCAATCCTTGGTCCTTGTTATCCATATGCGTATAGCCTCGAGAGGGCAAATTCACAATGGGAGAAGGCTGATCTTCATCAGAAGGCTTCGAGAAGCCCTCGCTCTCGGCGATTCCTGCGGCCGCACCAGCCAACCATTTCACTGGTCGGTAAGATGCACCACGGGCAAAGGTCCGAGCTGTGGAGCTAATGAAACCGCTCTCTCGACTATCGATGTTTCCCCCTCCCGATCCACCAAAACCCATCTTTTTCTTCAATCGAGAGAAGTCTCCCAGGACCTGGGCTGCAGGGGTTTTGCAAGGAACTCCCGTGGGTAGTGACAACTCGATGTCCTCAAACCAGGCGTAGAGCGAGTAGCCGCAGGTAGATGGGACCGTTCCTGCTGTCACCGGTGAAAGAGGGCGCAGGAAAAGTTCTCCCATAGTACTCGTTCCTTGCACCAAGTTGTAGTGAGACAAAGGTGAGACATAAGGGATCTTCAGCTCAACAGACTGATGGGCACTGAGATCGAGTTCCACTCCTGGATAACCTGTCACATTTGCGGGATAAGCATACATTCCTCTATTGCTGTAAGACTCGAAGGGAGCAAAACACAAATAATAACGACCGGCCTGGAATGGCTGAGAGTTAACAACGAGCCGCACTTTGATGCTGGCCCTCAAATAGGTGAAATAATTGAGCTTCATCAACTTGTTGGAATTGAGCGTTATCAGTGCTTCAGGGAAACTGATGTCAAAAACGGAAGCTAGGTCTGCACTGCTGAGGTTACCCTGCTTGATGAGAGCCGGCCGCTGCAGAATTCTGACGACGTCATGTTCGGTAGTTTCAATTCCAGAATCTTGAGTAGGAGCCGCCGCAATTTCCCTGGAGGAAGTCACCGGCTGCACATCGTCGAGAAAGGAAGTAAGCTCTTGTGTTGTCTTGGAAACATTTTGATCTTGATTCATAACGCAATCTTTGATGATGGTAGGGCGCGTTAATCCTTGCATCAGGGCCTTGTGCTGTTGTTTCTGGACTTGGGCCAACAGCGGTCCCGAGGTCTCTAAAAATCCAGCGGCGATTCAGCGAAAGGATCAGCAAGGCTGACTGTTCCTTCCCTACTCACTCCACCAGGCATCGAGAGACCGCCGTAATTCACCAACTCCTGCGTGACATACTCGTAATAAGTACCCACGACAGGAGTCAGTCCAAGTGCCCGGCAAGCGCTCAGAAGCAGAGAGGAGTGTTCTTCGAAAATCTCTTCTCCGTGAATGGCGAGTTCGCGCACGGCGGCCTCAACATTGAGGCAAGTTTGGGCATCAGTGTTGATGTCCGGGGTGCGGCGGACCCAATTTGGCATTTCCAGAATCGTCTCCAAAGTCAGGGGCGCTCTCCATCTCATCAAGCTCAAGTCAAACTCGAACTTCCTCTTCAGGAACTGAATATCTGAGAGTGTGCGATATGCAACCATCTCTCCTGATTTGGTCTCATCCGTGTACGTCATGCCGAACTTGGCATAGGAGGCAGCCATAGTCACTTGATTGTAAAAACCAACCACTTCATTGCTGATATTGATGGCATTGTCGTCTCCGTATGTGATGTCGGCAACGTTCCTCTCGTATTCACCCATGGTGTGATAAGGTGTTCCAACCGTCAAGTCCATCCAAACGTATCGCAAACTCAAGACGTTGTAAACAGAGTTCAGGATTGCCGTGAGTGGATTGCCGGAGGGTTGGGAATGGTTCCAGAGGTACACGGTTCCATCGTAGACGTGGACGGAATTGACGATCTCCTTCCATAGTACGGTGCGGATCTGGGTCTCCTCTTCTGTCCCTCCATACCACGTGTTGATCACGTCGAGAACTGCTCCAAGCAAGTCTGGATTCAGTGTACCATCGTAATTGGAGAAATCTCCCGCAATAACCTTGGTCCCCTTGGTCATCAGGCGTTCAGCGATGCGGGCCCAATCCGAAGAGTAGACATTGGTGCCCACGGCTATGCCATTGTCAATGCGACAATCCATGACGTGAGCCGCAAAGCCCAGGAAATACATGCGCATTGCCAAGGTAAAATCCACAGGCCCAGCGGAGAAGATGCGAGTCTTTCCGGCCAAAACCTTCTCGTGGGGACGCCTTTCATCTTTCTTCGTGTCGAGCCACAAAGTCGGGTAACGGGTGTTCGCTCGAGCCAATTCAATCCTGCGCTCCACATCAGCTCTCAGACGAGGGTGAATGTAGGTGTCTTCCTTGGTCTCCCCGAGAAACTCCTTCTTTCCAGGCTTATTGGTCTGGAATTTATAGGGGTAGCCAGCTGATGTTGTCCGCGGAACTCCCACTGCAAAGGCGTCTCCTTCCACTCCACACGAAGCTTCCTCAAGGGAGTACACTCTCTGACGAGCAGGATCCTTGGTGAACAACCTGTCCACTGATCGCTTTGCAGCAGCCAGATAGCGGGGGTTGAGCACTTTGGGGTTGGACCCAGACTTCTTCAGTCCTAACATTAAAGGGTCAATCAACGCTCCATCCTTCCAAAAAGGAGCCAAGGCGGCGGGTCTGGTGGTAGGAGGCTTCCAAATTCCTTGCAACGAAGATCTGACGAAGGAGGTTTTAGCAGGGCCACGGGAGAAGAACTCAGGCACACCCACAGGGATAAAGTTGCCCTCCGGCATTGGCACGGCATTGGAAAGTTCTTTCACGAGCGGCTCGATATCAAAACGCACTTGAGCCTCAAGACAGAAAAAGTTCAAGGCTCGTTCGATGTCCAGCACGTTGATAGGAGAAGAATGCCCGCGATAATCAGAGCTTCCAGCCACATGGATGCCAACGATTTTGCGTCGGATGTGAGGATTTTGAACCATGAGGGGAGAGCCGCAATCTCCAGCTTGAGTCTCCATTTGATAGGTGTAACTCTTCCTTAGGTGAAATCGGGACTTCATCTCCTCATCGTCATAGTACACGGGAATGTCGGTGGCAGACACGTCTGAGTGATGAACATAGATGTAATCTCCCGGGACAATGAGACAACCGCGAGACTTCGTAAAGCGGGAGGTCTCGTCTGGATGTGCCAGGTGATCCATCAAATCAGGGTGATCCTGAATGATTCTGGGGAATTGAATGAGCATTTGATCTTTGTACTCGCCCAAGGCATCCTTGACATCCACCATCTTCAACTCACTCACTGGAACAGTGAAGCCCTCGGGGTTAAAGCCATTTGCTATGTGCAAGTGTGTAGCACGCTCCACGTAAGGACGGAAATGGCGGGCTGTCAGCATGATTCGGCCGCGGATGAAGAAACCGCGCAGAACTCCTTGCACCTCTCGCACTTGATCACCTTCTTTCCTACAACATTCCATGTAGTAGACATTCTTTATGATCTTCGTGGCAATCTGCTTCGCGCAAGGATCCCTAGCCAGTTGCGGAGTAGGCACTTCCTCAGGAGTAAGTCGGACGCAATCAAGGCCAACGTTCATCGAGGGAACGATGAAACTCTTTGCGAAGATCTCCATCTTCTTCTTGGGGACCACCGTGACCATCTCATGTTCCACTTTCCCGATCGGATTCTTAGGGGCAGCTT